ATTATATAGTTTGTTCATACCTATGGAATGGAACTTCGAAGGATTCATTGATACTTATGGAATACCTGTATTCAATACTCCCGAAGAGCCAATTGAAGACAACTATGGGGAATACATTGATGTCGGGGTTATCGATCACTGGGAAAACGAAGTTGAAGGTTTAAAAGGAGATCAAGACGGTTTAAATGAATTTTATCGTCAATTTCCAAGGACTGAAGAACATGCTTTCAGAGATGAAACTAAAAATAGCATATTTAATCTTGCTAAGATTTACGAACAGATCGATTTTAATGACGACGCTACAGCGGAAGTTAATATTACCACTGGATCTTTTTCGTGGCAGAACGGTGTTAAAGATACAACAGTACAATTTACACCAAATCCTAATGGAAGATTTAAAGTAAGCTGGGTGCCAAGTTTAAATTTACAAAATAATATTTTAATTAAAAATGGATTTAAATACCCTGGTAACGAACATATGGGTGCATTTGGCTGCGATAGCTACGATATATCCGGAACTACCGACGGTAAAGGTTCTAAAGGATCTTTGCACGGACTTACTAAGTTTAGTATGGAAGATGCACCACCGAACCGGTTTTTTCTAGAGTATATAGCTAGACCACAAACCGCTGAAATGTTTTTTGAAGATGTGTTAATGGCATTAGTGTTTTATGGAATGCCAATACTTGCGGAAAATAACAAACCTAGATTATTATATTATTTAAAGCGAAGAGGTTATAGAGGTTACTCAATGAACCGACCAGATAGAACTTGGAACAAGCTATCGACCGCTGAAAAAGAAATAGGTGGCATACCAAACTCAAGTGAGGATATAAGGCAAGCGCATGCTGCCGCAATAGAAACATATATAAATTCGCATGTTGGAATTAAATCCGATGGAACTTATGGTGATATATATTTTAATACCACATTAAATGATTGGGCTAAGTTTGATATAAACAAAAGAACAAAGTTTGATGCCGCTATAAGTTCAGGTTTAGCAATTATGGCATGTAATAGACATTTATATAGGCCACATGGCGAAAGAGAAAAATCAAAAGTTAATATTAGCTTTGCACGATACGAAAATAAAGGAACTTTATCAAAAATAATAAAAAACTATGGCTGAGTCCGTTTTAAAAAGTTACTTCCCAAGCCAAACAGCTAGCGACGACGAAAAACTATCACAAGATTATGGTTTGAAAGTAGCTAGAGCTATAGAAAATGAATGGTTTAAGAAAGACAGAGGGGTCAATAGATTCTTCGTAAATCAAAACCAATATCATAAATTAAGACTATATGCGAGGGGAGAACAAAGCATACAAAAATATAAAGATGAATTATCAATTAACGGTGATTTATCATATTTAAATTTAGATTGGAAACCAGTTCCTATTATACCTAAGTTTGTAGATATAGTTGTAAATGGTATTGCAGAAAGAACATACGATATAAAAGCATTTTCACAAGATCCTTTTGGTGTAAGTAAAAGAACGTCATATATGCAAAATATACTTGCAGACATGCGTACAAAAGAATTTACACAAGAAATAAAAGATTCGTTTGGTTTTGATTTAGGCAGTATGCCAACTGAAGAATTACCAGATAATGAAGAAGAATTGCAATTACATATGCAATTAAATTATAAACAAGCTGTTGAAATTGCTGAAGAACAAGCAATACAAACTGTATTTAATCAAAATAGTTACGAAAATATAAAGAAAAGATTATTTTATGATTTAACGGTATTAGGTGTTGGATGCGTTAAAAATAATTTTACACAATCAGAAGGTATTAAGATTGAATACGTAGATCCTGCGAACATAGTACATTCATATTCTGAATCACCATACTATGACGACATATATTATATTGGTGAAATAAAAAATATAAATGTTAACGATCTTAAAATGCAATTTCCAAATCTTACAGATGAGGATTTAAAAAAGATTACACAACAAGGGAGCCAAGATTATAACACATATAATAAATACAATACACAAGTAAACAATAAAGATAATAATTCAGTTCAGATTATGTACTTTAATTATAAAACGTACATGAATGAAGTTTACAAAGTAAAACAAACTTCTACGGGTGCTGAAAAAATTATCAAAAAATCTGATGCGTTTATGGCTACACCTATTGATGGTGAGTTAAGATTTGAACGTATTGCTAAAAATATTGAAGTATTATATGAAGGTGTATTTATACCGGGATCAAATATATTATTAGAATGGAAACTTGCTGATAATATGTTAAGAGAAAAAAGTGATGTTAATAAAGTTAAATTAAATTACTCATTAGTATCACCAAGAGTGTATAACGGTAGAATTGAATCATTAGTGAGCAGAGTTACAGGCTTTGCAGATATGATACAATTAACACATTTAAAAATACAACAAGTGCTTTCAAGAATGGTACCGGATGGTGTATATTTAGACGCGGATGGATTAGCTGAAATTGATTTGGGTAATGGAACAAATTATAATCCCCAAGAAGCATTAAATATGTTTTTTCAAACAGGTTCTGTTATTGGTAGATCATTTACAGCTGAAGGTGATATGAATCCAGGTAAAGTACCTATTCAAGAAATAAGTAATAATGCAGGTGCAAATAAATTAGCGCAATTAATTAGTACATATAACTATTATATGCAAATGATTAGAGATGCTACTGGTTTAAATGAAGCAAGAGATGGAAGTACTCCTGATAAAAACGCGTTGGTTGGTGTACAAAAACTTGCAGCAGCAAATAGTAATACAGCAACAAGACACATATTACAAGCTGGATTATTCTTAACTGCTGAAACTGCAGAGAAAATATCTTTAAGAATATCTGATGTATTAGAATACTCACCAACAAGAGATGCATTTATTCAAAGTATTGGTGCACATAACGTTGCAACATTACAAGAATTAACTGAATTACATCTTTATGATTTTGGTATATTTTTAGAATTAGCGCCAGACGAAGAAGAAAAACAAATATTAGAAAATAATATTCAAGTTGCAATTGGTCAACAAAACATTGATCTAGATGATGCAATTGATATTAGGCAAATTAAAAATGTTAAACTTGCTAATCAACTTTTAAAATTAAGAAGAAAAAAGAAATTAGAAAGAGATCAAAGAATACAACAGCAAAATATTCAAGCGCAAGCGCAGGCAAACGCTCAAGCGCAACAAGTTGCAGCACAGGCTGAAGTGCAAAAACAACAAGCATTAACTCAAAGCAAAATTGAATTAGAGTCAGTAAAAAGTCAAATGGAAATGTCTAAACTTCAAGCTGAAAAAGAAATGAAAAAAGAATTAATGCAATTAGAATTTCAAATAAATATGCAATTACAGGGCATGGCACAACAAGCATCCACTCAGCAATTGCAAATAAAAGAAGACGCGAAAGCGCAAAAACAAACCGCTAAGCCCTTTGAATCATCGGGTAATGATATATTAAGTGGCGGATTTGGCTTAGGTGCATTTGAACCTAAGTAATATATAATGTATAATCATATAATATTTTATCATGTCAGAAAAAGTCGAAGCAAAAGTTATAGATGCTGAAGAACCATCTATACAAGAAAAAGAAGAAATTGTACAAAAAAACGCCGGGTTTGATGAAGAATCAGGTGTGTACAAGGTGGATCTTTCAAAACCACCAGTAACTGAAGAACAACCTAAAGAAGAAACAGATGCCGTTCAAGAGCAAAGCACAGATGAGGTTCCTGTACAAGACGAACCCGAAACTAGCGAAAAAGTGGTCGAAGAAATACGGGACGAAGAACCTGCCGGAGAAAGTGATGCAGATGTGCGGGATACACAAGAAGAAATAGTATTAGAAGAGGTAACGGACGAACAAACCAACAATGACGAAACTCCAGTGATTGCAGAGCAAGAAGAGGAGCAAGTTGAGCAGGTTGAAAAAACAGAAGTTAAAGAAGAAATAGAGTATCCTGAAAATATTCAAGACTTAGTTAAGTTTATGAATGAAACAGGTGGAACTTTAGAAGATTATGTGGCGTTAAATAAAGATTATGAGCAATTCGAGGACATGTCTTTATTACACGAATATTACACTAAATCTAAGCCTCATTTATCAGTAGATGAAATTAACTTTTTAATAGAAGATAAATTTTCATATGACGAAGAAATAGATGAGCCTAAAGATATAAAAAGAAAAAAATTAGCTTTTAAAGAAGAGGTTGCGCAAGCAAAAAATCATCTTGAATCACAAAAGTCTAGTTATTATAAAGAAATTAAAGCTGGATCAAGGTTAACACCTGAACAGCAAAAAGCAATGGACTTTTTCAATAGATATAATGAAGAAAGTGCAGAGCAAGAAAAAATAACACAATCTCAAAGAGAAGTGTTCGACAACAAAACTAAATCTTTTTTCAATAACCAATTCAAAGGTTTTGAATATAATGTTGGAGATAAAAGATATAGATTTAATGTCAAAAATGTGAACGAGGTTAAAAATACTCAAAGCGACATCAATAATTTTGTCAAGAGGTTCTTGAATGAAAAAAATGAAATGAACGACGCTGCCGGTTATCATAAGTCTTTGTTTACTGCGATGAATTCCGACGCTATCGCAAATCACTTTTATGAGCAAGGTAAAGCAGATGCTATTAAAGAGTCTGTTAAGTCTGCAAAAAACATCAAAATGGATCCTAGATCCAATCATCAAGAAATTGAAGTTGGTGGAATGAAAGCGAGAATAGTTAGTGGAGACAATTCGTCTGGTCTAAAATTAAAACTTAAAAATTATTAAAAATGGCAAACAACAATGTAGCGTTTAGCGGCCCAGCGGCTGCTAGCATAATTAGCCCAAGTGCTGTAAAAGCAACACTTGCGTCTAATTACTTAAATTTCCATGGCGCAGGTGGTGCTAACTGGTCACAACAGTACTTACCTGAGCTATATGAGCAAGAAGTTGAAAGATACGGAAATAGAACTGTATCTTCCTTCTTAAGAATGGTAGGTGCTGAAATGCCTATGGCTTCTGATCAAGTTATTTGGTCTGAGCAAGGTAGATTACACTTAGCATACAATGGTGTTGTAGACTGTACAGATGGTTCTGTAGGTACAATCACTGGTATTGATTCAGGTGCGGCTGAGGCACACGCTGTAAGAAAAGGAGCAACTATCGTAGCTTCTGTTACAGGTAACTCAAGTGCAGCAACTGAAGTTGTAAAATGTTATGTAACAGCTGGTATTGAAGCTTCTACATCTGCGTTAACTATCAAACCTTACGGTGGAGCTAACTTAGAAGATATAGGATCTTTAACATCTGCAGATACAGCAGCAGTAATTAAATTCTTTGTTTATGGTTCTGAATTTAACAAAGGTACAGCTAGTATGACTGACGCTGTAGAGCCAAGCTTCAAATCTTTCACTAATAAGCCACTTATTATTAAAGATCACTATGAAGTAAATGGTTCTGACACAGCTCAAATCGGTTGGGTAGAAGTATCAGGAGAATCTGGACAAAATGGTTACTTATGGTATTTAAAAGCTGAAGGTGACACAAGAGTAAGATATGAAGATTATTTAGAAATGGTAATGATCGAAGCTGAAAAGAAAGACGGCGGCGATGCAGCTGTTCCTGAAGGATCTGAAGGGTTATTCTCAGCAATTGAGTCTAGAGGTATTGTGGCAACAAATCAATTTGATTCAACAACTACAGCTCCAGACAAATTACCAGAATTTGACGCATTATTAAAGGAATTAGATAAGCAAGGATCTATCGAAGAAAACATGTTATTCTTAGACAGAGATGCTAATCTATACTTTGATGATTTACTAGCAGGGTTAAACCCAAATATTACAGGTGGTTTATCTTTCGGAGTTTTTGAAAACTCACAAGATATGGCACTTAATTTAGGTTTCTCTGGATTCAGAAGAGGTTCTTATGACTTCTACAAAACTGACTGGAAATATCTTAACGATAAATCTACAAGAGGTTTAGTAGGTGGATTAAGCGGACTTATGATTCCAGCTGGTACATCTTCAGTGTATGACCAACAATTAGGTAAAAACGTCAGAAGACCTTTCTTACACGTAAGATATAGAGCTTCTGAAACTGATGACAGAAGAATGAAATCTTGGATCACTGGTTCAGTAGGTGGAGCATCTACAAGTGGAGATGACAAGATGGAAGTTCACTATCTATCAGAAAGATGTTTAGTAGTACAAGCAGCTAATAACTTTGTATTATTTAACTCTTAATATTTAAAGTAAATTTTACCCTCGTTGTAACTACGGGGGTAATCTTTACCTTTATTAACATTTTTATTATATTATATCATGGCAAAAAAGAAAATAGCAGAGGTGGCTGTTGAGGAACCCGTAGCGGTTGCACCACCAAAAAAAGAAGATAAAACCCCTAAATGGGAGATTAAAGATAGGGTTTATGAATTAAAATTAAATAAAACCCCTATCGTATACATATTAAAAAGTAGAGGATTAATGTGGTTTGATGATGAAATGGGTTATGAAAGAGAAATCAAATATTGTGAAAATCAAAAAACAGTATTTCAAGATGAAATGAAAGGACCAGAAAGACTGAGTCATATTATTTTTAGAGATGGCCAGTTATATGTTCCAAAAGAAAAACAAACATTACAAAAATTTCTTACATTATATCACCCTTGGAATGGTTCTAAATTTACAGAATACAATCCAGTACAAATAGCTGAAAACGATATTGATTATCTTGAAGCTGAAATTGAAGCATTAAACGCAGCTCAAGGCATTGAAATTGATCACGCAGAGGCAATAATGAGGACAGAATTAGGATCTAAGGTATCTAAGATGACTTCTAAGGAGCTTAAAAGAGATTTATTACTATTTGCTCGAAGTAATCCAAAATTGTTCTTAGAATTAGCAAATGACGACAATATTAATATTAGGAATATTGGTATTAAAGCTACTGAAATGAAGATTATTAAATTATCAAATGACCAAAGAACATTTACTTGGGGATCAACTGGTAGAAAATTAATCACAGTTCCATTTGATGAAAATCCATATTCAGCTTTAGCAGCATACTTTAAAACTGATGAAGGTATTGAAGTATATCAAACTATTGAAAAGAAATTAAAGTAAGCAATTGTAGGTAAGAGGCCTGCGATTGTGGGCCTTTAACCTATAATAAACATATAATGAGTGTAAACGTAAATACAGTATACCAAAGAGTATTAGCTATAACAAACAAAGAGCAACGAGGTTATATTACGCCTCAGGAATTTAATTATCTTGCAAATCAAGCTCAGATGGATATATTTGAGCAATATTTTTATGATATTAATCAGTTTAGTAGAATACCAGGTAATGATACTGAATATTCTGATATGCTTGATATATTAGAAAAAAAATTAAGTTTATTTGAAAAAACAAATCAAACTGTAACAAACGGAACAACATTACCTAGCGATTTATATAGACTAGGTAGCGTTATCTTCAATAATGCTGTGGCCGAATTAATTAGCCAAAAAGATTGGTTATATGTAAAATCTTCACCATTAGCACAGCCAACAAATGATTTTCCTGTATATATAAAAGACGTAGACGGCGTGGAAGTGTACGGAAAAGATAGCAGTGGGAACATTGAACAAAAAACATCAAACGTTACTTGTAATTATACAAAGGTGCCTAATGAAGTTTCATGGGCTTATAATTCTGTAACGGGTACTTACGATGCAAGTAATTCTGTTAATTTTGAACTGCATGCTTCTGAAGAAACCGACTTGGTTATAAAAATATTAGCATTAGCCGGTATAATACTTAAAGATAATTCTTTATACGGC